CTAGGACTCCTTTCGTTTAGCTCGCTCAGTCTTTGCTTTGATTTCGGCGCTGACTAATTTCTCGACGGATTTGGGCATCGGCCAGCCTGCGCGGTGGGCATTTGCTGTGAGGCTGTTCCATGTATGATAGAGTAGACCAAATGTGACACCATAAAACAGAAAGCCGGGTGTCCCTATCACCCGATCCAGCATATTTGCAACAGCCGGCAGTGCTAAAAGAAACAGCGAACGCGGAATTCGGGATAGGCCATATTCAGCCGTATAGGATTTATCCTTTTTCGCTGCGGATATGCCCGTGACCCAATCAAGTGCAATCATGAAAAACAGCACAAACAAAATATCCAGCCTGCCAGTTCCATATAGGTATTGAAAAATCGGAGTAAGAAACACTCCTGCGGTTACTGCCATTCCGTTCGCTGGGGTCACTACATGCTCTAAACTCTGTAAAAACTTCATCAGCTCATCTTCCTCCTCACCCCCTCGGGGCAAATGATAAGGGAGCCGCATTAGCAGCTCCCCAGTGTTACGCGATTTTTTGAAGTTTACTGGACTTTACTAGATCAGCAGGACTGACTTTCCCTATCGCATCAGGCGTCAAGTTTATACCAGCAGCAGCAAACATCCCGTCGACAGTTTCAGAGCAATTTATGCGGTCAGGAGCGTCCTGGATCGGCACCCCTGTGAGTAGATACAGCCCGTTGGTATTCGTCTGCCAAAAGTCATAGGGAGTGCCGATGTGTTTCCGGATAAACCCAGTCATTGCCTCTTCCTGCCAAGACTCCAATTCACCTCGATACCGATAGACGTCTATTTGCTTGGGTGGGTAGCTGTTATGATTCCATTGCAACGGAAACCGCCAATCTGTTTCGGCAATGTGGTACTCATCCAGAACGATGGCAACATGACTATACGGCGAGTTTGTGACTCCTTGAATCAGCCGAGCAAGAGGTGAGCTGCCACGAACAAAAAGAAGGTCAAAGCGCTTCAAGTTCATACGCTCGACCTCCTACCAGTTGATCCGGTCAACTTCTTCTTTTGTGGTTGCAGATTCTACATTTCCTTTCAACGTCCAATACTTCTCGATCTGTTGTTGCTTGTGCTGACCCGCCTCAAAAACCACATCGATAAACTGTGCCCTGGTTAGCGTTACAATGCCAGCATTCTCTGTTTTCCATTGAGTTTCTGTCAACTCAGGCTTGAGCAAAAATAAGGTACTTTGCTGGCTGAAGTTAGCCTGATCCTCTTCATTAAAACGGAAGCTGTGCTTTGTTGCGGTAGATATGAAGCCAGCATGAATCGCTTTGAAGCATTCGTTATTTAGAAGGTCGATCTTCGCTGCTTTCACCTGGTCAATGGAAGCAGTTGGAGGCGTAAGATCCCAAATAATTGTCTGGCTCTTAGGATCGATGCGATATTGGTATTGTGAGAACTTGTCCGAGTCTTGACCGTATTCGAGTTGCAGGCAGCCTACAGTTGCTGGGACACGCTCAGCCAGAGCAGCATATGCCTGGAAGTCCTCTTCCTGAGTTGTTTCTCTCACGAATCCAGCACGTTCGCCTGAATCCACCAATACACTGCCTGTCAATTTGTCAAAATAGATTTTTCGTCCGATTTGTTGCATACTATTTCCTCCTTTTATTCGAATGCTAGCCAGCGAAAACTTGTAGCTGAAAGGTTGGTGATGGCGAAAACAGAAAAGTAATCATCGTACATCTGGAGAAAGTTATTAGTAAGGTTTTGGGTTGACCCCGATACATGCCCTCCAAATGCAGGTCCTAACGTATTCTTAAAAAACACGTCGGTATCTTTCGCATTTCCAATGTAAACATTGATGTCGAAACTACTTCTGGTATTGTTTTGGTACACCATAACGTAGTTTGGTTTAAATCCGAGTCCATTTACAGTAACTGTTCCAGATCCGTTTATTGTAAACGTACCGCCAGCCCAACGTTTCCCATTGTACGCCCCAACTTTGTCCGCGAGAGACTGAACGCCTTCGCTTCCACTAGCCGCTTGTCCTTTCGCGGTAAGATTGGCTGCAAGCGTACTTTTTGCATTTTGCAGCTTTGTAATAATCGTCGCCACATCATCGGTGCTTACTACTGGGCTGCCTACAACTGCTGCAAGGTCAGCTTTTTGGTTTATGCACTCCATCGTTTGCAGTGCTGTGACCATGTCCTTGATGGAAGCTGTGTTTGGTAATTGCGCCATATGCTACCTCCTTTCTACTCAATAGCAAACCAACGGATGTAGTTGGTATAACCTGTAACACCAGTGCTACGTAGTTTGAATGAATTGGTGGTCGGTGCTGTTGATTGAGCAATAACATTACTTTCAACAGACCAGTTGTCTACTTTCTTCCAACCAGTAAATATCGGATTGCTGTATGAAGGGCATGCAGTATAACAGTGAATATTAACATCAGAACTTGTTGCATCACCCGTGTTGAAGGCAAAAATAGTCTTTGGTACGAAACCAAGTCCAGTAACGGTAACCTCATTATTTGTGCCGCTACTGCCCGGAATTGCAACAGTACCAGTAGCCCATTTTTTGCCGATGTATAGATTTGGGATAGCTGCAATGATATCAGCCCAGGTGGAAGAAGCATTGATAGCTAAAGTAGGGTCTTTAGCTTTTAAATTATTTATAATGATTGTTTTTACCACACTTTGGTTAGTATCCGCTGCGTTTGCAATGTCAATTAAAGCCTTCCTGTCTACCCCATTTATCCCTTTCCCCATGCCGTGATCCCGAAGAATATCACTTATCATGCACTTGGCACCTCACTTACAACATCACCATCAGCATCGTAAGTAATGGTTACTGTGACAGTGTAATCCGCGGTTGTTCCATCCGCTTTGTAATAAACTCGCGTATCGGTCTGATAATTACCTTTCGCATCGGGATTTGAGAGTGTAGATTTCATGTACAAGGTGTTATCCGCTACTCTTCGGTACTCAACAACCTTGAATATGCCGTTTGCATCTTTGCCACTTTTATTTTTCTTGAAATTCGCCAGTTGATCTGCAACCAAACGGCTGCTGGCGTCCCGTGTAGGGATTTGGTTAGCCCCTGCCCCTATGGTTTTACCTCCAACACTGGAAGCATCACCCGTGATGCTAAAAGCTCCTTTACCAGATCCATCGAGGCGAGGAATCTTATTTGCGCTGTTGGCGACTTCTGATTGCTTAACAAACATCTCTGTCGATGCAATGTTTCTACTATCAACTGAACTAATAATAGAACTCGCATCAGTAGCAAAGTACCAGAGTTTACATTTGGCATCTGCGATTGCCTGAGAAGTCGTGTTTTTCAACACTCCATCAGAGTCCAAATACAGGTATTGTCCTTGTGTAGCATTTAACTGTATGCTCCCTGCATTTACCACAAAACGAACACCATTAACATAGGCGACACCAGATGTCCATCGAGCTGTTAATTCGTTTGCTGAAAATTCCAATCCTGAAATGACCGGACTACCAATCACTGTTTGTGCCAAGACCTCAGTAAGTGCCTGCGCGTCAGCAATACCCTGCTCCATTTTATTCATCCGTGTTGCAGTTATCTTTGTCCCTTGCTGTACAACCTCACCTGTTACGGGATCAATAATATGGTCAACCCATGTCGTCTTTTGATAAGTCACTCTATATCACCTTCACTTCCAGCGAAAATTCAAAAGCGATTAACAGCCCACTGTCACCCTTAATCACCTGCATGTTTTTAATGGCTAGTGCATTACCCCCACTGTCTACTAAAACCGCCGACTGAATTTGGCCCTGTGCCTGAACATCGTCTAAGTAGATATACTTGGTTACTTTGAAACCATTTTTAAGTGTTTTGTGGATCGGATAAGTTCGAAGCGTACCGTTTACATTAATCAAAGCCCCGGTAAAATGATTACTCAGGTCATCCCTTAGCAATTCAAGTAGCCGTTTTTGAACAATTGCCAAGCTTTACACCTCCTGTTCTGGGTACAATATATTCGTAAGCGGATAATCCACTGAGTGGAAACGAGCATCCTCAACCGTTCCGACTGTTTCACGAAATATACGTCCCTCCATATCATCCTCGGGATAGAACGTCCCACAGATTTGATATTCTACATTGCTGAATCGGGTTTCACTTAAAACACGAATTGTTTCACCTCTGCTGTTAACTAATACTCTGCTACTATTGACGTGAACAGGTCGAATCCCCTCAAAATCTTTTGACAAATCAACGCCATTAACTGATTGTTCCGCTGAAAACTCGAAAACGATCTCCTTATTAGGGTAATCCTCTGTTACTTTCTCTAGCTTCCCTGCCGTCTGCCCCATTGCTTTTAGAACGGGTAACGTAAATGGCAACCTAGCCCAATGCTTTCTTTGGAGATTTTTACGTCTCTCTTCAATGGGCATCAGCTGCCTATTACCGAAATAAATCCAATCCCAGACATCCAACCCCCAGGTAGCTGACCATGGGCTAAACTGCTGTAAGATGTCCTCACGCTGCAAATCGAAACCATCTACAACTGTCTTTGCACCTTCAAAGTGATATTCCGCCACTTCATTCTCGTACCATTGCGGCGGCAGCATCCGCCGATAGCGTTCTGGAATCATGTTGTCACCGCCATGGTTAGTGTCGATACAGAGTCAGCAGGCACCGTCAAATTCAATTCCGCGCCGTTTAAGGTGTAGCCCGTGAAATCTATTACCCCATCCACGAAAAAGAGCGCTCCGATCTGCTGGTACACGATCTGAGAACGCCCTTTTAGGTAGGTTTTGATTTGCGTAGTAATTTGGTCTTTGACCTTCTCGAATTCCGCATCTGGTCGCAAAGCAAGTTTTACAGCGATCGTCACTGGATACACTTTCGCGGGTAACACCTGCAAGTCATGCAAGGCCCTTCGTTTGTCTTCCAGTTTCGTCCGTACACTCGTGGCCAGTTCCTGCCCCGCAGGGTTGCCTGTCAGGTCTGTGATATACACATCAATAGATAGGTCATGTCTTGCCTTCTCAATCGCAACGGCTCCGCCTACCCCGTCAACATTTCGTGCCCACCGCTCATAATCTTGACGTCTGCCGTCTCCCTCTTCTGTACGAGCTCGATCAATTAAGCGCTGCCGATATGCGTCGTCTGTCTCCGCCTCATTGCGAGATAAGCCGAAGAATACGCCTGTTGCATCCAAAAACTCTCCATCCGCCCAGGGGAGAAAACGCTGGAGAAAACCGTACTCAAATAACTGCTGCTGATCGCTGATTTCCTCTGCGATCGGATAGCCGAGGTCATAAAAGATTTCTCCCTCTTCCGTCGCTGGTGGCGTCTCTCCACGCTTTTGTGCTATCAGTGTCATCCGATTAGCCATCCGCTGATAAATCTGATCCGGGGTTTCCCTGAGAATCGGCACTTCTGGTTTGTCTAACGTTGCCATGTATTCACCTCCGTCCTAGTTGTCCCTCTCATACCCTCAATTTCGAGCGAAAAAATAACCCGGTTGTCCTCAAACCGAATGTCTACCACTTCCGCACGCTCAACCTCACTGTGAGCCTCTAACGCCTCTTGTGCTTGCGTTTTAATCGCTGGCAACGATATTCCCGAGCGCATCCTTCCTGTCTCATACAGAAAATCGACACCGTATCGTTCTGAGTAAATCTCGTACCGGAAACGACGCGTATTCAGGATTTTCTTTGCTGTCTCTGCCAGGTACTCCTCATAGGTAGTCGTCCGCAAATAGCGACCATCTGGCCCTTTCTGCAATTGTTTTGTAGTCCAGTCGAATTTGTATGTCCATGGAATCGGGTTATCTGGAGATTGAACCAGTTGTGTTTCGTCTCCTTTCAGCTCTGGAAACATTACTCCACCACCCCAAGCAGGAGGTATTGTTCGTTGTTACATCGCAACAGGGCTACTTTTTTGCCCACATCTTCTAGCTTTAATTGGGCAGAACGCAATGCCAACAGCTCATACGGTTCCAAGGGTGTCGGGTCCTCGTCGAGCTTTACAGACAAGGGTGAGAGCGACAAAAGCTTGCCGAATTCCCCTTGCGTATTCTCGATGCCGTCCTGTGCGTGCCCTCGCAGTTTTGCGATAAACGAATGCATCTCTTACGTCCTCCTCTCCAATTGGAGATCCATTGTGTATTGACCGCCTTGCCAGCGCGCTTGGCAGCTGGTGACGAGCCAATCCGTGATGGTTTTATTGTCCTTTTCCATGATTTTAATGAGCCAGCCCGCACGTAACCTTGCGGCATTTTCATCCTCGTGTTTGACTGAAATGGAGCGTGTCTTGGGGATTTTGGACAACTCTGCGAGTTGCTTGGCTGCCAATCCAGCCACGTTTTTGTCTTCGCCTGCGTCGATGATTTTTTGCATGCGTCCGAGTTGTTTGACCAGATTATCGTTAGATTTCGTTGCACTACTTACCACTCGATCATCCCGGTAGCGCTCTACTGTCACGACAGTGTAAACATCCTCGATACTCTCACCTGTCGAGCTGCTTGTGAGTAAGCTCGCCTTGAACATCGGGATGATGCTGTTTTTCCCCTCGGGGAGTACCGTCAGCTTTTCACGCTGATATTGCACGAAATAGCGGATGCCTGTCTTTTCATAAGCTTGCTCGGTCAGCGATGTAAAGAGAGACGTATATGATTGGGACGAGATTCTCTCCTTGACCGTAAAACCGAACGCCGGGCAGCTAAAATGGATACCTGCCGACTTAATAATTCGAGCAAGCTCCGTCCCTGCGTCCCCGTCCAGCTTGAGTCTTGAGACTTCGTTTTTTTGCAAATACCAGCCAAGCTCGTATGCTGTTGCGGATAAGTCGTCAGTCCGGTCATCCCGGTCAAAACGAACGAGCGGGCCGTGAAAAAGCTGCTGTGACTCTTTTAGCTCTGCACCCGCAAAGAGCATCAAAAAACCCGCCGATTGTAGCGGCGGGCCTTCTTTGATTCTCACATCGCAATTTTGCGCGATTTGTCCCCTGGCAGAGGACCAGGACAACTCGGTAACGGCTGGGGTCAGGTCATAGCGGGTCTGTTCTTTTCCGTAAATGACTCTCATTTCATCTGCCCTCCGTTACATTCTGTTTTCTCTTTCTAGCTTTTCGTTAATCTCTCTTTTCCTGTCTTCCAATTTTTTGCTGTCTAACCGTGGGGCCGCTTGCTGTTTCTGTGTCTTCTTTGCTACCTTCCCGCTCGTATTCGGACGAGCTGGCTGCTGTCGTGTGATGACTGCACCTGGGGATAAAAGCTGTGTCTGATTGCTCCACGTAATAAACTCATCTTTTACAAACAATGGAAGCTCAATCGAGCCGTGAAAATCGACGTTTTTTCCAAGAAATTTGCCGTCACATGGCCCGATGAGTACATTCCACGCCAGATCAAGCTCGTCAATGGTCAAAAGTGCTTCGGAGCCCGTTAAGCGATCCAAGCCAGCAAGCCACTGTCTGGGACCTTGATAGCCTTGCACCTCAACGTAGGGAGCCGTACTGTCTCCGGGCAAAATGAAGTCAAAGGAAATGGACTTCGGGCGTCTGGAAGAGATGCGGTTGCCGGACAATAACGTGATTGATGTCGTGCTTTCGATGTCGTTACCGTAGCCGCGAAACTGGATTTCCGCAGGTGTGACAGGAAAAGTCAGCCTGTATTTGCCTTGTAGGCGGATCATGTCGTTATCCCTCCCCTCGTCTCTAGTGCATCCAGAAGTGAGCGTTCGATGATGTCTTTAATGCGTTGGGCGACAGTTGGGTCAGTAAGCATTTTCATCATGGTTGGGATATCCTGTAATACGCCTTGTACGTGGAGTGGTACCGTAATTTGTGGAATGTTCACCGAGGTAGCCTGTTGTTTTACAGGCGAGTTGCCAACAGGAGAACGACTTGGAATAGGAGGGCCTGCTGGTATTTGTGGTTGTGTACTCACAGATTGTTCAAGAGGCTTGTCCTGCCACCACGACTTGATCCAGTCGTATAAAGCACCTCCCGCCATTGATCCACCGATATTTCCACCGACACCACCGACCACACCACCGATCGCTGTTCCAACGCCAGGGGTAACGAGTGAACCAGCGGCTAATCCGACTGTCGCTCCTAATCTTGCTCCAGCCCAGCCACCGAGGGATTCCGCCCCCAAACGAGCTGCAGCATCAAGCTTGTTCTCCGATGTGAATACTTCTGCGAGGCTTTCGATGATTCCGAGTTTGGGTACCTTTTTCATCCCAGCTTTCATTTTGTCGATGGGCAATTTGTTGAATTGTTCCATGAGCTTGTCTTTGAGTTTACTCGGGTGCAATTCTCCAAGCTTATTCATGAACCCATCCTTGAGTTGGTCGAATGACAAGCCCTTGAACTGCTCCACAAGCTTGTCTTTACCCAACTGCAATCCCCCAAGCCCAAGGCCTTTCATGAGTCCATCTTTGAGCTTACTCGGGTGCAATTCTCCAAGTTTATTCATGGACCCATCCTTGAGTTGGTCGAATGACAAGCCATTGAACTGCTCCACAAGCTTGTCTTTACCCAACCACAATCCCCCAAGCCCAAGGCCCAACATGAGCCTACCATTGCGTCCACCTTTGCGCTTCCCAAAAGGAAAGCGGTTCATGAGCTGGTCTTTTAACTGATCTGCTAACTGGTCTATGACCTCACTCGTACGTCGTTTCCTAGGAGTATTCTTGTTACGTCTATTTTTTGAAGAGGTACCTGATTTACTTTTACGGTTATTACCCTCACAACAGCAGCAGTTTTTCCCGCCAGTTGCTTCTTGAGGAAACTTTTCTATTGTTGTCCGAAGATCTTTGAATTTTTTCAGTTGAGATGTCGTGTGAATGTTCAGAGCACTACCAAGGAGTAGTAATCCTCCGGCAAAAATCGCAGTACCTTTTATCGACTCGTCCAAAGAGTTAAACGAGCCCATTACTCCTTCAGCTGCTTTCGAAATCTCTGTATTTATCCCAGACATTTGTTCTGTGTACAGAGTCGCGATCTCCATGGCCTCGTTTCTCGCCATCGCTTGTGCCTGCCCAGGTTTGAAATAAACATCGTTCTGTGCAGACAGCTTATGTGCATTCACCGCTTCATTCCCGACTTTATATTCGTTTTGTTTTTCATATTCTGGTACAAAACCCCCTGTAACTATATCCTTTACTTCTTTCAGATCTTTCGACAACTCATCTCCAGCATCGCCTGTCAACCCAGCGAATGCATCTCTTTGTGTTGTCTCATCTTTTATGGAAGAAAAAGTCGTTATGAGTTTTCCGAGGGCTATATTAATTGTTTCTTTCTCCCCCGTTGCGATATCTCGATATAGCCTTTTTATTTCGTCGTCGGCCCGGGTCTTTGCATCCTTTTTCCCTTGAGCCGTATAATGCTTCTCAAGGATTTTAGCCAGATCGCCACTCTCTGCCATCTTCATTGCATTCTCTTGCAACGCACCATAGGTTTTAAAATCATTCAGAAGTTTCCCTATGGAGACATACGTATTTGCCATTTTTTCAGGCGTATTCAGCAATTTGCCATTCATAAAGTTGAAGTTAGCCATAGACTCCACAAATTTTGCGGTAATGGCTCCCCCTCCTTTGTTGCTCATATACTGAACGGCATTTGACGTCCTAACGGTACTCTCATGTCCAGTAGAGAACTCCATGGAACCCATCATTTTCATTGCTTCATCTTCTGTAAGCCTCGTCGTGTATTTAAGCATGCCTGCTTTTTCTGCGTAGTTTAAACCATTCGTTGCATGCACGAGATCAGCTTTGGCAATGAGGGCGTATGCTTGGTCCTTCTTTATATTCGGGTTAAGCTCAAGGATTGTTCTTGAAGTCTCTTCGATTTGCAAAATTTGCTTACTATCTTTTCCACCCACTTCAAAAAGCGTCTTTTCTCTTTCAGTTGCCTGCGCTTCTTGTGCGACTGAACTAAGAGTCGTTCCCAGTGCCTTTTCGGTAAGCGAAGTAAAAGAATTAAATAACCCTTTTTTGAATTCTTCATACTTCCCTATCACTTCACTGTAACCATCAAAAAACTTCGTTAGTTTCTCAGACATTCTTTCACCCCCTGTCTCTCCTTGCTGTCTCTCTCTTCACCCAGCAAAACCCGAAAAAAGCCAGGAGACCTACCCCCCAGCTCTTTCCTCGTCCTCTGCCTCAATCATCTGACAAGCAAAAATAAACAGCTTCTGCTTGTACAAATCGACTTCGTACTCGAGTAGATCCGACGGGCGGCCTCTGCCTTTTAGAAAAGCGCGGCAAATGTGCCAGGCCTCGCCGTCAGATCGGATTAGTTTTTTGCTTCTTCAATGGCTTCTTCTTCCGTCTGGGTTGCATTGACTTCACGGACAGCATTGAGCAGCTTGGTGTAGCCTTCTGGATTGTCGCGGAAAACTTTCTCGACGAGCTCGTACTTGGTGCCGACCTTGTACGCTTTCTTCAGCTCTTCTTGATTCCAAGGAAAATCGTGCTCGGTGGCTTTCACCAGACGTGCATCGTTGTACAGGAACCAATCCGTTTTCTCGCCTTTGTCAGCCATGCGTTCGCACTCGCGCAGCTCGGACAAATTCAGTTGGCGAACCTTCCACTCGTCACCGTCGATGTTTACCGTGATTTCTTTTCGCGAAGCTTGTTCATTCGCTTTGGCCAAAAATTTCTCGAGTTTGTTTTTGTTCATATTCAAGCACTCTCCTATTCAGTGTACGTTGGCAATTCATCGAGGTAGTCTGGCTTTTCGATGGACATCCCTTTCAGGTCGTAGGTCGCGTGATCGTTGCCGTCTGCTTTGGCTTCCCACAGCGTAATCTCGTCTGGGTTCAACACGATGTTGGAGATGCGGACGCGTTCGGAGTTGCCAGCTTCCTTGTCCAGCGTCTCGCCGATCAGGAATGGGAGGACTGGGGTCTTGCCTTGCGTCAATTGATCGACGCAATAGTATTTCAACGCAGCGTTGGTTGCGGTAATTTTCAATGTCACTTCGACATGCCAGTCGTTGACGGTCTGGATTTTTCCTTTTTGCAGACGATTCGTATCGCCGTACTCTACCTTGAGGACCATTTTGCCTTCCAGGGTACCGAAGATCGGGTCTCCGTTTTCATCGTAAATTTGGCAGTTCTTTAGTTTAATATCGCGTGTAATAGCCAATTACAGCACCTCCCAGTCAATGTCAAAGTATTCGATGGCATCAAGCGGCTTCGCAGACAACAGGAAGCCACGACGATCCCCGATGCCGTTCTTTTGATCCGTAAACGTCCAGCCCGTATCAATCGCGCCCTGCTGCTCGCGGACAGTCATGTACGCGTTGACGGCAGAGACAAACACCGCGCCGCCCAAATCGTTGTTTCCGAGCTTGCCTTTGTATTTCTTGCCGACTTGGCTGATGTCGTTGACGATCTGATCCAGCGTCATGCTAACACGGATTTTTCCGTAGTCCTCGCGCTCATGCGTACCCAGAACAGCCAGCGTATTGACGGCGCTCTCGATGATGTACACATCCCCGTCGCGAGTTGCGATCAGCGTACCAGAGCCGAGAGCACTCAAAATATCGGTGTGGCCCCAATCCTTGAGCACTTTTTTCAATGGAACGACGACGGCTGTCAGCGACTCATGCGCAGGTGTCGCGGCAATCATACCCGCTACCCATGCGGCCCACTCCAGGCTGCCGTATACTTTTCCATTGTTGTGTTGACCAGCGATCGCACTATTCACGACAAAACGGGCATTTTGCGCCACAGAGCGCTCGATGTGCTTCGCCATGTTCTCGTCTTCGGCCGCCTTGCCACCGATTACCAGTGTGCTGAGCTTCTTGTTTTGCGTGCGACGATCGTTCATGAATTGCTTCGCTGCCGCTTGTACAGCCGCATCGTCAAAAGGCAGATACATCGTGTCAAAATCAGCACCGGCAACCGCCATAAACAGCTTAGTCGAGTCAGCAGAGGTAAGCGCTACTGTGCCACTTTTCGCTCCTGTCAGCGCTGTTTCTGGCACGATTGTAACGGCAGTCTCGCCCAGCTTTTTCACACGCACGTAGTTGGATTGGCTCGTTTTCGCTACCAGCTCATTCGCATCCGCAAACGAAAACTTCTCGGTTTGCAGCGGGCCTGTTACCTGGAGTTCTTTTTTACCTGGCTCGGACGTTGAGGCCGTGATCGTAACCTTCAACTCGTTACCTACCAAACCTGGATACAGGGCCTCGACTCTGATCGCATCGGCTTGCTCATACACTGCTTTTGTGGCTGTACCATTCGTCATGCGGTACGCGAGAATCGTCGCGCCGCCTTCTGCTGCCAGCTCCACGGTATCGACCTTGCCAAACGTCTGTGCCAGTCGCTCCTCAAAGCTCCCCAGCTTCACTAGCTCATCTGGCGCGCCCCACTCTGCTTGATACGGCACCAATACGACACCGCTCTTCGGTACTACACGTTCTTTTGCTTTTGCGATCAGTTCCACCGTTACACCTGGACGTTCACGTTGAATGGTCATGCTTACACCCCGCCTTTGTATTTGGTCAGTCGGCTCTTCACTTGTCCTTCTGCCAGTAGTTGATCATCTGTTTCAGAAAAAAGAGCACCTGCTACCTCGAACCGTTCGGCTTCAAGGTAAGCGGCGCTCTTGATCCACTCTTGTTTGGTTTGCACAAGCTCTGGGGCCTGTGCTTGTTGTTCTTTTCGTGCCACTATGATCGGACCCCCTCTACATCAAATTCATTGATTTTTTCTGTGACTGCTCTCTGCACCGCCACGTTGTAGGTGAACTGGAACGCGATTTCCGTCCGGTCCTTTTTATCCCGCCAAATACGCAAGGTGGAGCTATCAATTTCGATGGACAATCCAGACGTCTTGCCTTGATAGCTAAATTGCCTTTGGCGAAGGAGCTCACGCAGCGGTTCAGCTGAAAGCGGCTGATAGACACCTGCTACCTTTGGATAGTGGAGGACGATGGCTGCTTCTGAGACCACCTGATAGGAAGTGAGGCTTCTTCCTTCTTCACGGACCCCTTGCGTCAAAAGAAACGCAATTGGCGGCTGGAATCGTTGCGCCATCCAGTCGTCCACATTCACAACAGTAGCCAGCTCTGGATACGCTTCATTCACTAGTTCAATGAGAACGGCTTGCTCACGATCCATCAAGCTTCCACCTCCCATACTTGCGGTATTCTCCTCTGTCTTCGTCACATGTCTCTTCCCCCCACTACTTCCCTTCGTTTGGCAAGGCATCCACGGCAAATGCCCGCCGAGCAGGGAGCGAGTAGCCTTTTGCTTTGAACTCGCAACATCGTGTGGCGCTAGTCGCCGTTTTCCCCGCTCGCCGGACAGTTGAATCATCGGCGTACATAAAAAGCCACCCGACAGCTTCATCGGATGGCTCGTATCTCTCTTACTTGTTTCGCTTGACTCAAGTATAACCGATTCGGAGGAAAAACCGGGAAAATGACCCTATGTGTCAGGAAGTGTCAACCTTTGTCAGTCTCAACATGCTTGCGAAAACGAAAAGAAGCTGTCCTCATCAGACAGCTTCTCGTCTATTGAACCAAGCTCTGTTTTCCATTATCCAGTCTGCTGAACCTGATCGCCATACATCGCCCATGCCATCTTCATCACGGCACTGCGCTTGATTTCATAATACCGCTGTCGGGACACGCCGATTTCTTTGGCAATCAGATTGTTTTTATCGCCATCCAGCAAAGCCTCGACTACCAATCGCTCCTGCTCACCCGGAATCGTCTCGACCGCATTATTGATCCGCTCGATTTTATCCTGCAAATTTTGCAGCCTCTTCCATTTTCGCTCCCGGCGTACGACCTCCGCATGGGTCTTATCTCCGTTGGTGCCCTTTCCTTTTGGCATACCTGCATCCATTCCGTACTGAGAGACCATTCCTTCCCCCGCCTCGCGCAAAAAACGCTGGATGCGCACGATCTCTATCTGCATGTAATTGTAGTCGCGGATTTCTTCCTCGGCTTTCTGTAAAAAATCTACGATGGGTGCTTGTTCACTCAGCCAGGCGAAGCCTTCTTTTCTAGCGGTTACTGTCTTCTGCTGCCCTTTTGCCTCTTGATCCCGCGTATACTTGTCCCACTCTGGGCAAGAATCGATTTTTCCTACGTGCTTATCATGAACCTGGCAATGTGCTTTCTTTCCCCAGCACGTTGCCGGACACACCTCGCATACTGCTTCCATGAAAATATCTTTGCTGATCAAGGAACTATTCCCCCTCGGTCATATATATCTAGTCCGTATGATTGCTTATCGGTTTTCGTTGACTCTTGCGCCTTTTCTTAATCTTTGAGACACACCGATCTGTCCGATAATGACTCCGATCAATAAGACAGCTGCTCCGATTAATGCTGCTTCTATCATTTCGTACGTATCTCCTTTGCATCGTCATTTTCTTGTATAATGTAAGGGGGCAAAGAGGCTACTCACCAGTTGTATTCTTTGCCCCAAGCCTTCAATGGGGATTCCGATCGTCAGTCGGAGTCTCCTTTTTTTGTTCCAGTTGTTCTTTCTTTTTCTCTTTGTTTGCCTTTAATTGCAGGTTGAACAAGTTATTAATCCGAATCTGCAAATCTACCTGCTTAAACGTGACGATTAAAGCAAGGAAGCACACGACAACCGCGAGAACCTGAACGTAATCAATCGTCATCAT